GACGAAGAAGCGCCTAAGGAGATCAAGGTTACATGGGTCGAACCGGCCGCATCGAGTATCGAGACATAAGTTACGATCCATTGCCATCACAACGGAAGTTTCACGCATTAGAGAACAGGTTCAAAGGATTTTCGGGCCCGATCGGCAGCGGGAAGAGCCAGGCTCTGTGCCAGGAAGCAATCCGGATGAGCTATATGAATCCGGGACGGTTGGGCTTATTGGGAGCACCGACTTATCCGATGTTACGGGATGCCACACAGTCGGCGCTCATCGAGATCCTGGAGAGCAACGAGGTCCCGTACGAGCACAACAAGGCCGAGAACACGATCGTCATGCGCGATACGCGGTCGAGAATTCTGTTCCGGCCAGTGGATGAGTTCGAGCGCTTGCGCGGGACGAATCTGGCGTGGTTTGGACTGGATGAACTGACCTACACGCAGGAGGAATCGTGGCTGCGACTGGAGGGGCGGCTGCGGGATCCGCGGGCGACACGACTCTGCGGATTCGCGGTATGGACGCCGAAGGGCTACGACTGGGTATACCGGAAGTTCATTTCGGAACCGGTGAACGGGTACGGGGCGGTTCTGGCGAAACCGTTCGAGAACCGGCATCTGCTGGATAAGATCGGTGATTTCTACGACCGGCTGAAGGACAGCTACGACGAAACCTTCTACCAGCAGGAAGTGCTGGGTTCCTATCTGAATATGGAGGGCGGCCGGGTGTATTCGGCATTCGACCGCAATGTGCACGTACAGGCGGTGAAGGTGAATCCGGCGGAGCGTTTGTGGTGGACGTTGGATTTCAACGTGGATCCGATGAGTTCGTTGATCGCCCAACTTGGACCGGACGGTAGGGTGCAGGTGTTGGGAGAGATCGTGATCCGTCACGGCACGACGAAGCTGGCGTGCGAGGAGTTCCTGAAGCGGTATCCGAGACATGATGCCGGGTTGTTTATCTGTGGTGACGCCTCGGGCTACCAGCAGCAGACTACGGGTGCGACGGACTACGACATGATTCGCGACCACTTCGCGGTGCATTCGGGAATGAAGGTGGAATACCGGGCGCCGCGGTCCAATCCGAGCGTGCGGGAGCGGATCAACCTGGCAAACCGGCAGCTGAAAACGGCGTCAGGAAAGATCGGGCTGGTGGTGGATCCGCAGTGCAAAGAACTGATCAAGGACCTTGAAGAGGTTGGTTTCAAAGAGGGAACGAATCAAATCGATAAAGATCGCGACAGGCTGCGAACACACCTGTCGGACGCGTTGGGATATCTGCTTTGGCAAGAATTCCGTGACGGGGCAAAGGTCGGGCCTCGCAATTTTCCGATCGTAGGTTTTTAACGGTGGAGAGCATGCAAAACATCAACCGGGAACATCCGGAGTACGTCGCGCGGAAGGCGATGTGGAAGCAATACAAGGACCTGTACGCCGGCGGCGAGCAGTTGCGGCTGAATGCGTGCGATTACCTAGTGCGGCGTCAAAAGGAGCCGGCACCGGTGTACGAGGAGCGGCTGCGGCGGGTTTTCTACGAAAACTACGTGGGATCCATTGTCGATTGGTACGCTGCGACGCTGATGCGAAGGGAACCGATCCTGCTGTTTGAGGGAAGCGACGCGGGAGCCAAACGTTTCTATAACCTGCTCTCGGACGATTGCGACCTGAAGGGCACGAACCTACACGAGTTTTTCCGACAGCGCTTCGTCCAGGTGATGGTATGCGGGAGCAGTTTCGTGGTGGTGGACTTTCCGAAGGCCGGAGATGGAGCGCAGACGCGGGCGGAGGAGGACGCGAGCGGCAGATCGCGGGCATACCTGACGGACTACTCGGCGGACCAGGTAATCAATTGGAACTACGACGAGGCCGGCCGGTTGGATTGGGTGGTGATCCGGACGACTTGCCTGCAGCAATCCAAAGTGAGCGACGCCAAGTGGGAGAAGGAAACACGATGGATTTTTTACGACCGCGAGACCTATCAAATCTTTCGCAAGGCAGGAGAGGCTCAGGCGGTGGAGCTGGTAGACCAGGGGCGGCACGGCCTGGCGGCGCAGCGCAGAGTGCCTGTATTCGAGATGAAGGTGTCCGAGGGACTGTGGCTGATGAACAAGGCGGCCTTACTGCAATCGGAGCACTTCAACAAATCCAACGCGCTTTCCTGGGCGTTGACTATGGGACTTTTCGCGAGTCCGGTTATTTATTCGGACAAGGAATGGAACCAGGTGATGGGGGAGAGCTACTTCATCCAACTGGGCAAAGAAGACCGGTTTGGGTGGACGGAGCCGGAGGGAAAGGTATATCAGATAGCGGCGGATAACCTGGTGCGGTTGAAGGACGAAATCTACCGGGTCTGCTATTTGATGAACCAGGCGGGAAGCTCGAGTGGAGGCGACCTGCGGATGAGCGGCCTCAGCAAGCAGAGGGACTTCGGCGTGACGCAGGAGGTACTGCGCGCTTACGGGGACATGGTGAAGGATGCCATGAAGCAGGTGCTGCGGGCGATTGCGGAGGCGAGGCAGGACGAGGTCGCGATTGACGTATCGGGAATGGACGAGTTCGACATCGGCGATTTCAGCAACGAACTCGACGACGCAAAGAAGCTGCTGGATTTGGGGATCGCGTCGGAGACGCTGAAGAAGCAGGTGTTCAAGAAGCTGGCGTTCAAGTACTTGTGTGACGCGCGACAGGAGATCAAGAACCGGGTCGCGGAAGAGATTGACGCGGGATAAGACATCCGAGCTTCGCTCGGACCGGCAGGCTGAAGCCTGCCCCACCATGGCAAGGAACGGATTGGGAGGTATATGGAAGGTATCGACATACAGGCGATTGTCCGGCAGGCGGTACAGGAGTTCGTGAATAACGAACAGGCCAAGACAGAGCCGGCGCACAAAGCGGAGCTTCAAGAGGAGCGCAAGCGCCGCGAACAACTGGAACGCCGGCTGAACGAGCTGGTGGAAGAAAACAAGCGGAGCCGCAAGCTGGCGGCGGAAGCGGAGCGCGGTTCGGCGGTACGCGCCGAACTACAGCGTTTGGGAGTAGGCAAGATCGATCTTGCGTTCAGAGCGGTACAGGACGGGATCGTGCGGGCCGAGGACGGGCGGTTAGTAGCCCGCGGCGAGGCCGGCGAGACGTCGTTGAAGGAATACCTGACTGCTTTCGTGAACGAAAATCCGGAGTTTCTCCCGGCGCGGATTGCCGGGGGTACGGGGATGACGGCCGCCCTGAAAGCTCCGGCGGCAGGCCGGGAGACGGTGGACCTGGAGCGGATTCGCCCGGGGATGAGCGCCGAGGAAATGCAGCGAGTACGAGAGGAAATCGTGCGCGTGGCGTCGCAGACCCTGAAGGGGCTGTGAAGGTAGTCGAGAAAGGACCTTTTAAGGGAGAGAACGAATGGGAGCTATAACTTCGAGTAACGTCGCGAACGCGATTGTCAAACTGGTGGCGGCCGATGCACTGCCGGTGCTGGTGGGGAACCTCGTGATGGGGAACCTGGTGAATCGCGATTATGAACCTGTACTGGCGCAAGCCGGCGACACGGTGAACGTACCGATTCCGCCGACGATGGTGGCAAACAACATCGCCGAGGGTGGAACGGTGCAGACCCAGAATCCGAGTCTGGGCAACGCGCAGATCGTTCTGAACACGCACGCGGAAGCGACATTCCAGATTCCGGACATCACGAAGGTACTGGCGGTGCCGGACCTTTTGAAGATCTATATGGAACCGGCGGTGGCGGCCATCGCGCAGAAGATCGAAAGCGACCTGATGGGCCTGTACGCGGGTTTCACGGCGAACAGTCCGGTGGGTACGGCGGGCACTCCGATCACGGAGGCGACGATCGACGCAGCGGAGACGGCGTTGTTTCTGGCGAAGGTGCCGCCGAGCGAGCAGAAGTTCATGGTAGTGGACGCGGCTACCTACTCGGCGTGGCGCCAGATTCCACGGTTCAGCGAATTCCAGACGGCGGGCGACGCCGGTCTGCGGTCATTGATCGACGGCAGCGTGGGGAAGATCAAGGACTTCTTCGTGTTCCGATCGCAGTTTGTGCAGAAGACCGGCAGCACTCCGGTAACGACGCACAATATGGCGTTTACGAAGAGCGCACTCGGGCTGGTGGTACGCCGGCTGCCGCAACCGTTGCCGGGAACGGGAGCCATCGCGGAGTATGCGGAACTGGGCAACTTCGGGATGAGGGTGATCATGAGCTACCAGCCGAACACGCTGGCACAGCAGTTCACCGTAGATGTCCTGTACGGCTGCGGGGTGCTGCGGAATTCGTCCGGCGTCCAAGTGAACACCTAGGGTACCGGCACGGCATCCTGCCTCGCGAGGGGCGGGATGCCGTTCCGCCGCAGGCTGCCAGCCTGCCCCACATGGCATCGACGTAGGGAGAGAACAGAGGAAGGTAAATGGATCTACAAGCGTATTACCAGAAGATTCGCGAGATAGAAACCAAGATCGCGGATGAGTTCCCGTTGGTAGTGAGCATGGCAACGGCTGACGGAGGCAAGGGTGGGACTAAGACCGAAGTGGCGAGGCGGCTGGCTGCCAAGTTACTAGTCGAGGGCCTGGCACGCCTGGCGTCGAAAGACGAGTTGAAAGCATACCGCGAAGGACTGGCGGAGGCTCAGCGGGTCGCCGAGGCGGCAGCGGCCGCCGCAAAGCTTCAATTGACGGTGTTATCGAGTGTGGAGCTTGACCGGCTGCGGAATGCAGCACGGAGTCCCAGAGAGTAGGCGGCACACGATGGCTTTGTTCACGGACGGCGCGGTTGCGAGCATCGAAGATCTAAAGGGGCATGACACGCAGCTACTGAGTGTGGCCACGGTCGAGGACATCGACGTGACACGGAAGCTGGCTTTGGCGCATGAGGAGATTTCCATAGAGTTGGCGGGTCTGCTGGAGCAGGCGATGCAATCGGGGCAACTGGCTGCGCCGACGTCGATCGACCACGTAGTGGTGAGTACGCCGCTCAAGCTCTGGCATGTTTTCCGGACACTGGAAATGGTCTACCGGGACGCATACAACAGTCAGTTGAACGACCGGTATGCGGGCAAGCGTGACGAATACCGCGAGATGGCGAAGTGGGCATACAGCCAGCTGGTTCAGGCCGGGCTGGCAATAGCGGCGAACCCGGTGAAGCGGGCGATAACGCCGGAGCCCTGGCCAGCGGCGGGCAACTTGCCGGACGGCAGCTACTATGTGTCTGTCGCATGGACAAATGCGGTGGGTGACGAGGGGGCGAGTTCGACGCCGGCGATGATACAGGTGTCAGGCAGTTCCTTCGCCGTACAGCCCAAGGTACCGGAAGACGTCACAGGATGGAATATTTACTGCGGAAGCAGTCCATCGGCGATGACGATCCAGAATGGACAGGCCTTGGGGCCTGGCGAGACCTGGATCCAGGCGGACATACCAAATACAACGGGGCGTTTGGCGGGCAGTGGACAAGTGCCGGACTTCGGGCTGCCGGTGCCGAGAATGATACAGAGGGGCTGATGATCAACAAAATCGGAAGCGCGGCGACAGCGAAGGTAGTGCAGAGAATCACGGGTCCGGACGGAGTGAATGCAGGCCTAGGTGCGCTGACACAAGGGGAACGTGAATTTGCAGGCCTGATCGAGAGCTCGCAGGTACGCGTGCAAAACGTGGCGGCCGAGATGGCGGAGCGGGCCCTGGGTGTGAAGTATCCGGCGGTGAATGTTTACTGCGAAAAGATCGTGAACGAACTGCGGGAGAAATTCCGCGCCTTCTCGGGGCGAGTTCAAATGGCGATCGAGCTGCGGCAATCGCAGGACCGGCTGGAGGGAATTCAGGACCGCCTGGAGCTGTATGTGGATGCGACGATGCAGATGTTGAACGGGAGCCGCGGCGATTGGGGCGACGGGATGTTCTTCGGCGGAGGCTACGAAGTGGCGTATGGCCCGGTCAAGCAGGGCGGGAAGAATTTCATGCAGATGGCGAAGGTCACCTTCGAGATCGGAGTGAACAGGAACTAGTATGTCTTCATATATCTCATCCAACGCGAATCGATTCTACACGGTGTTGGAGAGCTCGTACGGGAGAGTGGAATCGATCACAGCCGCCAATCGGATTCCGGCGGTTAAACTCGGGATTCAGCAGAAGGTGGAGACGGGAACACGGCGCGATAAGACGGGCAGCCGCACGTTCGCAGGTGTGCCGGCCGGTGTGAGGCGGCGCACGACATTCGACCTGCAGACATACCTGACCAGTTGGGACAAGACAACCCCAGGTCCAGGATACGGGCCGCTATTCGAGGCGACGATGGGCGCGAGTCCATTGAGGTTCGCTGGCGGAACTGTCGCATCGAGTACGACGGCGGGGCGGCTGGGATTCGGAGCGCTGCACGGGCTGACGGCGGGCCAGGCGGTCTGCTCCGGAGGCGAGATCCGGTTCGTGGCGGCGATCGTGGATGCGCAGACGGTGCAACTGAATGCGCCATTTCTGACGCCGCCGGCAGCGGGAGCGTCAATCACCCCAACCGTAACGTATGCTCCGGCGACGGAGTTGAAGAGCGTTAGTATCTTCGACTATTGGAGCCCAACGACCGCGGTGCAGCGGGTGCTGTATGGAGCCGGGGTGGACGAAATGGAGATTCTGGTGAACGGCGACTATCATGAATTCCATTTCAGCGGCATGGCGAAGGACCTGATGGACAGTTCCAGCTTCGAATCCGGCGCGGCGCAGTTACAGAGCTTTCCGGCGGAGCCGGGGGTGGCAGCATTCGATTACTCGATTGTGCCGGGCCACTTGGGACAGGCATGGTTAGGGACCGGGCCATCGCGGTTCTGCACGATCACAGGTGCGACGATCGCGGTGAAAAACTCACTTGACACGAGAGATCGGGAATACGGACCGTGCGGGGCGCGCGCGATTTCCCCGGGTCAACGGATCGTGACGGCAGCGTTCAATCTCTACACGCGGGATGACGATGCCACGAACGAGTTGTACCAGGCGGCGCGACAGCAATCGCCGATCAGCGTAATGTTGCAACTGGGTGAGACGGACGGACAGTTGATGGGTGTGTATTTGAAAAGCGTCGTACCGGAAGTGCCGGAGTTCGACGACGGAGAAAATCGGTTGCAGTGGCGTTTCCGAGCATCACGAGCACAGGGGACAGTTGACGATGAAATTTCCGTGGCGTTCGGATAAGGGACGGGTAGCGAGCGAGAATGCCGGGGCCAGCCACACCAGCGAGATTGTGGTGGAGTCGCGGGTAGTTCCCGGAGTCAGGTTCACGATCGTGAAGATCTCCTTTGCGCGGCGGATGGAATTGATGCGGCAGGTTCGGGACCTGGCGCGGCGGACAAGTTTCCTGGCCGCCAGCGACGACGCGGGCGAACAAATGGATGCGGCGCTGCTGCGCGCTGAAATCGAACGGGTCTACGTGATGTGGGGGATAAAGGCAGTCGCAGGGCTGGCGGTAGACGGGAAGGCCGCGGGTCCGGAACTGCTAGCAGAGGCTGGACCCGAGAACCTCTTCCAGGAGGCGCTTGCGGTGGTGCGAAGAGAGACCGGGTTGAGCGAAGAAGAAAGAAAAAACTCATAGTCGCCTTCCATTTTCAGTTTTCCAACCAGGCCGGTTGGGAGTGCGACGCATGCCGGAGATCCGGCCTGGAAACCCGCCGGCGCTGTGGTTGGCTGGGTTTGCCACACAACGACAGGTCCGCCCCGGTGTGGGCCCGGAATACTGTGGCAATCGATAGCTGCCCCAAGTCTTACATCACGGCAGAGAGCGAGGGGCTGGTGGAGGAGTTCCTGGTGCGCCGCCGTCTCGGAGGGATGAACTTCGGCGAATTGAGCGCGCGACAGGTGGAGGGATTCCTCGTCTTGGAGCAGGCACTCGCGGCGGAAGCAATGCGGGCGCAGAACCGGCCGCGATCGCGCGCACTTGATGCCTGACAGTTTAGGAAGGACGAAACATGGCGAGCACGACACAAGACGAACTTTATCGGACATTCCTGGCAGTGTCGGGACAGCAGACGCCGGCGATGGCGGATGCGACCCTGATGCTTGCCGACGTGATCGCGCAAATTGGCGAACTACGTAGTAGTACGCCGGCACAAGTAGCGGCTACCAATTCGCAGACCGCGGTAACGAAGTCAGAGGACAGCGGAAGTACGTTGGGGGGGATCGCATCTACGGTGTTAAAAAGCGGGTTCGGCCTGGCGCCAATGATCAGTGGGCTAGTCAACCTTTTTGGCGGCGGGGACGCGGCGGCGCAACCTGCGCTGGTGAAATATGCAATGCCGGCGGCAGTAGATTTTCAGGCTGCGGAGAACGGAGGTCGAATCACAAATCTGGATTACGACCAGATGGGGTTGCCGCGAGGATCAGCAGATGCTCTAAACGGAGGGACGAGTGCCACTGCGAACGGCG